CCGATATGTAGTATTATGCTCATACGCCCGTCCCTTACATGTATAAGGGGATCGCCGACACGATGGTATCGGCGGTAGTTCGGGCCTGCAACGCTGCTGCATCAGCATAAGGCATGACCGCTAGAAAGTTGTGGGATCTAGAAGCCTCGCCGAATGCGTGTTCGTAAACTCGCGTTGGAGGAGCAGGAGATCCAGCTAACAGGCACAATTCTGAGAGTTGAGAGACAGAAAGTTGTGACTTAATTAGTTGGATGAGAGGGAAACCGGCTAGCACACCACTCTCTACACGGACAGAGGTTAAGTCTTCCGCGTAGCACATAGTGTTTCCCTGGCGCGTCGTGATTTTGCCAAAGCTAATGGCTTGATCCTCTTGCGACTCAGCAGCGGTGTACCCTTTGGAATAGGATGAGTACACCATGCTCTGCGTGGGATCAACCAAAGCTAGGGCAAAAGCACGACGTTCCAGGTCAGTGCAATGTTTCCCTAAATAGTCGAGGGTAGCGCAGGCCGGCCACCTGCGATCGTTCTCAGGCGGGGGCCGAACTTCTTCTTTGACTTCTATTGAGACAATGTAGTCGTCAAAGTTAAAGCACGGCCCGTTGCCTAGTGCTACCCGGCCGTTCAAAATGTCCGTCAAGACACGGCGTTTGAGGCCGTACTCGTGTCTTGACGAGGCTGCAATGAGCCAACCGATGTTGCCGCCTTGGGAACGGTTCGTGACGGACCGACAACTAGTAACCAGAGTCGACAGTGCGTCACGAGGGGACAATTCTTTGTCGTTTGCCCAATTGCCGTTCACCAAGGCGGGGAGAGACCGACAAAGGTACCCCCTGGAATTGTTACTTCCGTGGGCGCACCTTAAGAACTCAGCAGTCACTCTCCCTATTGACTGCTTCGTGGGGTTCATACGTAAACCGAGTTTCCGCGCTCTAGCTAATATATTGCCACACTCTACTAAGCCGCCTGCCCGTAGGTAGACGTCGTCGCCTGTGTGGAAACCGTAGCTATTGTCATACCATTCCGCCCCGCCGGCCAATCGGAGGTAGGCCGCGTTGAGCACAGAGTTTATGAACGTGGTGGCTCTGTGTCCCGACATCAAGGTTCCTAGTACCTTGGAGATGCCCTCGCGGGTGTGGAGGTAGGTATTATGAAAGCTGGAAACCAGTTTCTCTCGATACCAAAGGGGGGCATTGTACTTGTCACACAGCTCCTCAAAAACAGTTGACATGGTTGAGTTGCTGTGTTGTGAGTTGAAGTTGTCATAATCAAGCATCAGATGACAAGTTCCATGGCGCATTATGCCCCGAATGCGCTGCGCGACCCCCAGCGTGCCGCCTTGCCCTGGGTCGAGGAGGACACGGCGGTTCTTCCAGCGCTTCTGCACATCGTTGAGGATGTAGGAGAATGCGAAGTACGATCTGGTATCACAGCTGTAAATTGCTCGAGTCTTACCCGCCTCCAATTTTGAAGATGGAGAGGCGTGTGTGACTCCGTCCCAGCCTGTGACAGGTTCGTCCTTCACAGCTTCTGCTGCCATGCGTCGGAAGAATCTCTCATGGGTTCCATAACCAGCGAGGTCGATGCCGAGAACCCGATTCGACACCTCGTTCTGCGATCCGTTGACACACCAAGCCCACCGACTAGTCCAGAAATCGTCAATATCTGGGAGAACACAGTCGTCCGGAAGTTCAGTGTCTAAGATTTTCCGGATATGCGGCCTGATTGCCTCAGGATCCACGTCCACCACTTGCTCTGCGACGAGGTGGCTGTCAGTGCGAGAACTGTTCTCCCTGAGCCAGTCTACCGGCTTCACACCTCTACCCAGGAGAGAGTCACCTTCTGTGAAGAAGGATCCATTCCGAGTAGAGTTGGCCCCGACTGCTTTGAGGACAACGCTCAAGCCCTTCGTCAACTCACCCCCCGTCGCTAATTGGGTGGCATACCAGTAGGAGGTCATTCCGAAGTGGTGCTCAGTAGCCGCACCCCATAGAATGACCATCTGGAGCTGGTCATCGGTTAGCAAACCGGCAGTGAAAGAAGCCAGTCTACCCAACCACCTGGTTCCGTATCTCCCGGCGAAACTTTGGAGTAAAGAAGAGGTTGACAGATTTTTCTTCACTCCAGCCGCGGGTGCTGATTTGTAAGGATACATCTTCTTGCGAAAATTCTTATCCTTGATCAACTTGGACCCAACGAAACCGTACTCACCGTCGGCCTGTTTAGAGGCGCTGACGTAGCCTTTGAGTGCGGGCCAATCAGACGCACGTTCTCCCAAGACCGGGGGACCGTACGCCAGGTGTACCAACGAAATAACATCCGCTTCACTTAAGTGAATTTGAAGCGGGAAAGGGAGGGCCAGTACACTCACCGCAGTGTGCACGATTCCCCCGAGAGCCGACAGTGCCGGCTGTCGACGCTCATAGAGCGGGAAATCGTGGTCAACTGACCCGTTGAATTGAGTGAGGTGGTAAGGGGCGTGTTCAGTTATGTAGTCGTAAAGTTTGTCTCCGAACGACCCCAATGCCTCACGTCGTGCCTGTATGGAACTATTCATTAAGTTCCTTTAGGCTTGACTGGCGCTTTTCCGCCGGCCGGCACGACGGCGGAAGATCCACCCCCACCTCGCGCCTGAGGTTGAGGGTTTGGAGGGCGAGGCCCGGTGACGGGGCCCTCCACGACTACTGGCTGGTGTGGACGTCCAGCCTCGACCGATAAGACTGACTCCTCGAAAGGAGGCTCAGCCGATTCAACCACCCGCGGTTGAGGCGGTTGCCGGGGTGGCGGATCCGGAGGATCAGCCGGAGCCGCGGGGAGCGGACCCCCTTGAGGAGCGCGCGACCCCACGGCTGCACCGGCGTAATACGCCGATCCACCCAGGCCCGACCGCCCGTCGTCAACCCCCAGGAATACTCGCGCACCGTAGGTGCGGGAGTGAGCGTGCCAGTGCTCTCGGGGGGTTGGGGCTGCGGGTGTCCCCCCCTCTGGCCGTTGGACGTGGAACATCACTTCCACGTTGGTGAACTCCCTCTCGGGAGGGAGATTGCTCAGGGTGTAGGACGAGTCGCCGTCGAACACCGAGAAACAGACGTCAACAGACATCTGTCCTGAGGGCGCCATGTAGCTGCATGGCGGAAATAGTGCCGCCGCCTGGCACTGTGGGATGTAGTCCGACAAGGGACTACGGCGGCGCAACCGGTCGTGGAGCGACCGGTTATTTAAGTGCCGTACGTTGACGGGACTTAAATCATCCATTTCAGTAGGGCGGATGCACCCTATCTCCCGGTCCGCGTCCCGGAAGAAGGCCAGGAAGGGAGTCCTCCTGGCACTAGTGATAGTCACCTCAAATGAGGTGAGGCTACCATGGCCCGCTATGTAGCGGGCCCGCTCCCACGCCGGAAGCGTGGTCTCCTGGTGGGGTCCGGTGAAAGCACCGTTTTGGTGACGGACAGCCGCGGTGTCCGCCAGGTCCCTCTCCAGGAGAGATGTTGGTTCCACCCAGAACCAAGGGGAGACTATATTATTGCCGTAGTCCCACGGCGTATCTCTGGCTTGAAGAACCGCCAGGGATGCTACCCTGCGGGCCTCGGCCATACCCTCTGCCCTAGCGCCGAACACGGCGGGGAGGACAGAGACCCATTCGTCGAAGAAGGGTCCAGCCCGGCTGCAGACCAGACCCCACGTGTCCCGAGCGTGGGCTGGACTGAATGGGAAGTCCATCCCCGCATCACCGTCCTCGTGGGGGGCGACGCTTAAAGTGGTCGGGAACCACTGTCCTTTGACCATGACCCCTGGGTCACAGTAAGCCACGCTAGCGGCTGTTCTTAGCGCAATAGCGTCCACAGCGCTAGCTATTGCAGATCCTGCAGATGACTGCAGGCTGGGGATCGCTTCGAACGTGCTGTCACACGCTCCGTGGATTCCCCCAAAAGGGACGCCTAGCGTCCCTGCTGTGAGGAGGCGACGTACCGCCTCCCCGTCCCGCATCAAGGCCTCGACCTTGACGCCCTTATGGATGCCCCGCGTGAGGGCGAGGGAGTAGAGGGCTCCCTGCCCGGACTGGAGCATATTGCGGCCCAATACACGGAGTGCTCCCGCGGCCGCGTGCGGGAAACCCCTCGCTCCGATGTTTCGGAGTAATACCCTGTCAGTGCCCAACTGCAAGGTAACGAAGTCGCTCACGACCTCGGCGCCACACCCACCACTCGCGAAGGCGAGGACGGTGAAAACGTCCCCGTCTATCACCGACCCCAGGACTGACGGGATGAACACTGTGGAAGTGTTCATACTGATGGGGTAGTTGATACTACCCAGCGCCCTGACCGTGGGGTCGACCCCTCCAGCCAAATCCTGGGCCGTTATGTCGTACCAGGAGCTCAGTGCGAGCCCCAGTGCGATCCTTTCGACCAGCGGCGCCAGGCTGGTCCGGTCGAAAGAGCCCTGGAAGGAAGTGAACTTCCTAGCCAGGGTGGTGAACTCCCCAATTGCGAAACCCCCAGTGGGGTAATCAGTAGGGATACGTCCTGCTGGCCCGGCTAACCTGGCCAACAAGACGTCGGAGGTCTCCTGTGGCCTGGAGACCTTATATTTGATGGTGCGCAAGCGCACCTCTTCCCTGCCGCGTACCTGCATGCCCATAGTCAGGCGTGCAAAGTAGCGACGACCCAAAGCTGACCGGGAGTCAGCCTCGGACACCGCTGCGCCAAAAGTGTTGGCGAGCGCGAGGTGTTGGGGGGCCTCCCCTGCGTGGTTTGCCGGATCCATGTTCCAGCGGGAATTGGCGGGTATCGTGCCAAAGTAGTGTAAATTATAGTCGGGTATTGTCAATTGACTCACGGACTCAGGAAAATTTTTACACCATACGGGGTTGCCGTACCGACTGTTTGCTGTTGGGCACTATGCCCAGATCGGAGTGTCAGTCTGTCCACCTCGCCGTAGCCAGGCTCGTTCCCTCGGACCCTTGGTTAAAAGTCAGGGCGGCACCGAGTTACGATAGCAGTAGTGGT